GCGCTGCGTGGCGAAACCCTGTTTCAGCAGTTCGTTGCCCTGCTGCTTGGCCAGTTTCTGAAAACGCTCGCTGTTCTGGCCGACGACCTGAATGAACAGGCCGAGGGGAGCATCCGTGGTCGGATGCTTCAGTTCGAGATCGAAAACCGCTTCGCTAGCGGCGGTGGCGTTGAGGTCGGCTAGGTTGATGCTCATTATCGCTCTCCGGGTGTTCCCTCGGCCCCGGAGAGCAGGACCGAGGGAACCTGTTGACGGGCCGCTCTCCAGCCCAAAGGTCGTTACGCGGCCTGGCTGTCCTGAATGCTGATGATGGTCGCGTGGTTGGCCAGCGCTGCGCCACCGTTGCCGTTGTAGGCCACGGTGAAGTTGTAGGTGCTGACCAGCTGCTTCTCGCCGTCGTCGCGCTCGGCGCTGGACAGCTTCACGCTGCTCATCACGAACGCCATCGTGTTCGCCGCGTCGGTGCGATCGTCGGCAAGCACGAGGATCAGCGAGGTCGCCGTCTCGTTGTCGAACGGCGTCGAGAGCGTTTCCGCATCGAACACCGCCGAGAACGACCCCGTGACCACGATGCGGCCGCGCTGGACGTCGGCGATGACTGCCGAGCCGATCACGGCCTCGCCCTGAGTGACGTTGCCGTTGATCGTGAGGTTCATGCTCGTGATCGTGCCGTAGCGGACGCCAGCGACGTAAACCGCGCCAGCCACCGCTCCGAACACCGCCGTCGACGGAGCCGCTGACGGCGAGGTCAGGACTTGCGCCCCGCTCTTGCTACAAGCGCCGAGGCCGACGAGGTTGAAGTTCGAGGTGACGTTGCCGGTCGCCGGAACCTGAATGTCGGCCTGGCCGATCTGCATGTCCGGATAGACGCGGCTCAGCGTGAGGTCTGAGTCGAAGTCCTCGAACGTGTAATAGTCATTGGTGAAGCCGGTGGACGGAACCCACGACTTCTTACCCATGACGGTCACGGTGCAGCTGGCGATCGGGCCTTCAGCCGTCAGGGTTCCGCCGCTCTTCAGCACGTTGCCGGTGATGACGGTGGAGGTGACGCCAACGACCACGATGTTCTTCGCGACGTTGTTCGAGTTCAGCGAGCCGCCCGAAAGCTGGATGACGTCGCCGATCTTGATGCCGCCCGTGAGGAAGTCGCCGGAGCCGCGGGTGATCGTGTAGTTCGAGCCCGAGGCAGCGATGGTCAGCGACAGCGACGAGATTGCCGAGGTCGCAGCCGGATCCTTGCGGAGCAGCGAGCCGAGGAACGGCATCCAGGTCGTGCCCGAGAGCAGCCCGTTGAGCGTGCCGCCCGTCTTGGCGATGCCGTAGGTGAAGCCCGTTCCCTGCTGATGGGAAACGATTTCGTTGTTCTCGTAGCTGTCCTTCGTGACGTTGAGGTTCGCGGTCACGCGACGCATTCCGGTGCCACCGGAACCCGAAGCAGACGAGCCGAGGCCGCTCTGCTTCTTGTAGGCGAAAGTGCGGTTAATGCCCTGAGCAATGGCCATCGGTCTAACTCCTGATATGTGCGTGGAATGGGATGCGAACCGGGATCACGAACCGATCCTCTTCGGTCCGCCCCGGCATGATTTCCGGCGTTCGGTCGATGTTCACGGTCACGCCCGACGCCGTGAAGGACGCGCCCCGTGCAAAGGTTGTGCGGATGAGCTCGGCGCGCGCGGTGGCAGTCGCCGGTCCAGCCCCGAGCGGATAGCAAAGGTCGACCTGCAGGAAGCCTTCTTCGCGATGCACGGCGCTGAACTCATCGTTCGCCGGCTGAGCGAGGAGCATCGTCACGCGCTGGTAGGGCGTGCCGTTGGTCGGCGTGAAAGGCGCGTTCTCGTAGGCAGTCGCCAGCGCGGGCGACATGGCAGCGATCGCGACCTCGAGGGCCTGGCGGACCAGCACGGCGCTCATGCCGCGAGACCCGCAACAGCGTCATCGACGATGCGCTGGAATTCGATCACCGTTAGCCCGACGACGCCCTGCGGAGCCTGGCGCGACCAGCCCTCCTCGATGCGGCGGGCGTAGGGCACGTTGTTGAACAGGTAGTAGACCTGTCCCGAAGCTTGCTGCGGAATCTCCGCGATGATGCGGCCCTGAGCCTCGGCGCCGGTCGGATCGATCAGGCCAGTCTCGCCTTGCGGGACCACCCCAACGCCAAGCTGCCAGTTGCCGCGGAAACGGCCGCCGACGTAACCCTTGGGCGGCGGGTTCTTCCAGTACGCGCCATCGCCAACTGGCGAGCGGGCATCCACGCGGCCAGCGACGCCGACAACGATCTTCTGCACGGCGAGGTCGGCCTTCTGGCCAGTCTTCTCGGCGAACTTCTGGAGTTGCAGGGCGAACGTGCTCATCAGCCGTTCCCCCGGATCACGCAGTCGTAGATGATGCTGCCATCGCCATCGGGGTCGATCGGGTCGACAGCAATAAGAGTGCGCTTGGTCGTGCCGTCCGCTAGTGTCACGTCGGCGTTGACGGGAGGCTGCGGCAGTGCGGCTCCGGAAGTGTCGAGGCCAGCGAGAAGCATCTGCTGGTCACCCTCGACGATGGTAGTGCTGCCAGCTTTGCGGAACGGATTAAGCGGCAGACCTGGCACCGCTTTTGCCGTCTTGCTGTACGCATTCGGTGCCGTCGAGCCGGTGGCCGGGTTGTAGGTTGCGGCTGTCGTCCCCGCGATCGTGACCGTCTGGCCCTTGCGAGCAATCATATCCGCTGCACGGGTGCGCTGAGCGACGGTCATGCCCGCACCAGGGTCGCCATCGCTGACGATCCCTTGAGGAAGGGGCTGAGGCCCATGTCGATTGAGCGATAGCGGACCGACTGCGGCGAATTGCGGTCATACTCGGTTTCGAGCGGCCCAACCTTCTCGCGGACCACGCCGCGGGTGAGATCGGCGTTCAGGTCGTCGCTCAGCGCCTTCAGCGCGAGGTCGGCACAGGCATTGGCGACCTCTGCCGGCACGACCGTACTGTTGATCGGGAAGCCGTCGACAAAGACGTTGTAGCGCGGCCAGGAGAGCGCCTGCGTGGTGTTCACGCGGCATCCGGTCCACCGTTCACGATAAGCCTGCTCCATGTAGATCGTGGCGCGACGAAGGGCGGCCTCGCGTAGAGCATCGGTCGCTGCCGCAGCCCATGCCGTATTGCCGAGGTTGGCGTGGCGAGTCGTAGCAGCCGCGAGAGTGATGAAGCTCTCCGCGTCCGCTTTGCCGGTGCCATCTTCGACGACCAGCGCCATTACTGTAGGATCTTCATCCAAGCGAACGACAGAGCGGCGCTAATGTCGATCGACGTGTCGGCGCATTGCAGCACCACGCGGAAGATGTCCCCGGGAGAAACCGCGAGCGGTCCGGTCGAGCCGTTAACGCCAGTTCCTAGGGTGCCGCTCGAGGACGCGGAGTCGATCACCCAACAACCGATGTCGGTGCCGTTCTTGGTGACGTTGGCCTTGACCGAATTGCTGGCAGTCACCGAAGTCGCAACTACGCCGAAGCCGACCTCGACGTAGCTAACGCCACTCGGGACAGTCAGCCGATCCTGGTTGCTTGACGTGTCATGGATCGCGTCGGTGTCGAAGTCCTCCGAGTCCCAACTGATGGCGGTCGCGGTGCTGTAGTTCGCAGCCGTTTGGTTTGAACCCTTCTTGACGCGACAGCCGCGGAAGGCCGCCGAGCTCGACGAACTGCTGGAGCTGCTGCCGTGCAGGGCCATTAGATGCCGATCCCCGGCGTGAAGTAGATTTTGCCGGTGGCTGCGGCAGCGATCGCAGCGATGTAGAGGCCGCTTGCGGACGCATCGAAGGTCAGCACCTCGGTGACGCCAGGCCCAACGGGAAAGCCGGATGCTAGCGCCGCCGTGACCGTGCTGTCGCCAGCGTTCAGCCACACGGTCGCGGTGCCGTTATTCTGGATGCGGACCTGCAGGCCGACGTCCTGCGCTGCGACTAGGACGCGCTGGCTCGACGAGCTGACGTCGATGTTGACCGTGGCTGCGGCGCAGGGCTGGAAAGGATTGCTCATGCGCGTTCCCAACCGCCAGCGGCGTAATCCTCGACCTCGTCGGGATGCACGTCGGCCTCATGCGGGCCTTCCGGATAAAGCTCGGCGTCACGCTTCATGCTGACGAGCTTCGCCGCAGCCTTCTCGGCCTTGGCTTCCGGCGCTTTCTCTTCCGGTGCTGCCTTCTTCGGAGCCATCATTCACTCTCCTCTTGCTGATGCTTCCTTGCGTGGACTGCGGATAAAGGGGGCCAACCCGCAGCCCGCGGAAGGAGTGGGCCGGAGCGGTTAGGCCCCGACCCACAGGCCATCAGCCGAGGTGAATGGCGATCGCGTCGGGCTTCCACGCCTTCCATGCGTAGAGGCACCGAACTTCGATCATCCGCTTCATGTAGCCCTTGTAGGAGGCGATCTCGAACACGAGGCCGGAGTGCGGATCCTGCACGAGCATCTTGTCGTCGGCCGCGTCGCCACCCTGCGGCTCAGCCGGGGGACGGATGGCGAGTTCGAGAGCCGAGCGATGCAGCGCAAGGTTCGGCGTGAAGGCGGCGCCAACAGCCATCGCCACGTTGTCGGCTAGCGAGGCGCGAAGGCCAGGCGTACCGATCGACAGCGAGCCAGCC